TTTAGAGATTTAGATTTAGCTAGACAAATTATGGAAGAAAACATTCATAATGCAGCTGATTTTGGAATAGGTAAAGCTTTTATATTTAGTTTTGATAATAAACACATTCCCAATCTTAGGATTGTTTCATAAAGGAGGGTCCAATGGACACTAATATTAACTGCCCGGTAGTAGAAGAGACTGTACAAGTCAAAAAGGTTAGTCAAAAAGACGCAGTCTATTTTGGTTTTCATGACGCTTTTACCGCCAGAAATTTAATTAAACAAGAAGGTCAATCTTTAAAAGATCTTATAACAAAAGAGATTAGAAAAGAAGTTAGACTGAAACTAATTGCTAGATTTAAAGCTGGTGAAATATCTTGTAAAAAGACTTATGAAGATAAAGCGCTGGCAAAGTATTGTTCCGGTCTTATTAGTAATTGGCTTGACAAGGATAAAAGATATGGAGCCGTCTAAATTTGAGTATTTAATAATGTTAGTACCATTAGCTATTGTAGTACTATTAATACAATTAGCTCACGAATTTTTTGGAGTATAGTCAAAAGTATGCCTTCTAGAAGGCATGTTAATTTGTACTATATTCAACTCATAGCGGATTGGAGTTTGAGTATAACTATTGCGCTGCGAAATATTAACTCCTGAGGTGCAACATACCAAAACATGACTTAAGCATATACAAGTTGTTGGGTTGGCGTGCTAACGCGACTTTTAAAAATAACGAGCTCGAGGCTGGTCTCGGATGAGGTAAGTGGCTACATCTTTAAGTAGACTCAATATCAACCAGAATGAATAACTTTCCATGAGGGTTATTCAGGGCGACTGCTGACCAAAGCCGAACTCATGATTCGAGCGGCGGAGGCATACGATGTGTTCCCTGGTGTGGTCTGCAGATAGTATTTATATGCAAGCTATCACAAAACATCAGGGATTAACCTTTGGTACAATTAATTCATAATACCCCTACGGTCCAGTCTGGAGTGGACGCCTCCCTGTCACGGAGGAGATCGCCGGTTCAAATCCGGCTGGGGGTGCCATTAATCTCGGAGTAGCTCAGTTGGTTAGAGCACTTGACTACGAAGCAAGCTTTATAGGTAACTATTCGGTGACGCGGAAAGAGGTCGCTGGTTCGAGTCCAGCCTCTGGGACCATTATTGATATAATTATCATATGTCAGACTTTAGTGTACAATTAACAGCAGAAAAATTCGGTAAATCTCTTGAAGATGCCGGTGAGCAACTTGAATCTCAAGTAAACGAAGCTGTCCGCAATTTAGCCAACGCAGCGTATGCTTCCATGGTTAGTCAAATACAAGCCCGTAAAATGGATCCTAAAAACCGCCAAGACTTACTCAAAGGTCTTAACTTTACTGATATAGGCAACAATTCATACGTTATTGATTTGCAAGGTGATTGGGCTAATAAATTAGAAGACGGATATCCTGGTTATGACATGAAATCCACATTATTGAATTCATCTAAAAAGGTCCAAGTGGGTTCAAGAGCCGGGCAAGACTGGGTCAGAAAAGGAAAAGACGGTCAGAAATATGCTGCAGTTCCATTTGATCATAAACCCCACGCTGCTGGAAGCGGTGATATGGCCTCTGATATTAAGAAAATTATGGCAACTAACCGCCAAGGCAACGAGCAATCTATAACTAAAACATTTAAAGATGATTTTGGAAAACCTATATCAGGTAAAGTAGCTAGTGTTAAATCTGGTGGACTTCCAGATGGAGTTAATAAAAATTTAGCTGGAATCACTAAATATCAACACGTTAGTGAAAAAGGGAATGTATCAAGCGTTTATATGACATACCGTATAATTAGTGAGAACTCAAATGGATGGTTCCACCCTGGTTGGGATGGTCATCATTTCTTTGAACAAGCAGAAAAAGATGTTGAACAACAATTAGAACAAATAGTTAAGACTTTGTTATAAGGAGATAATATGAGTTTTGTTTTACCAGATTTAGTTATAGAGTCAGTCATTAGAGATGGTTTGGCTAATATCAATAAAAACCCTACAATCATAAATAATATATTTGAAAGCTTATTGGCTAACTATAATTTAAGAAAGTATGGTGAGAAAGAATTAAATAGGCTAAGAGAGTTTGTTGTTAAAAAACAAATAAAAGTGGTTCACTCATTTGGTGAGATTGATACTAATGTGCCTTGTTATTCAATTCAATTAGGAAATGACATAGAGGCTAAAAGAGAAGCTAGACTTGGTGACTTTGATGGCGAAGTAACTGAACTGTTTGCTGAGGATTCTGATGAGTTCCAACAAACTATACTTGTGGCTAATCAAACACCTATTAAATATGAAGCCACATCAGGTAAACTATCATTTGATTTAAGTGTTGATTTAGGCCAAGTGACTAAAAATAAGAAGTTTGTTAATGCAGATGGAGAGTTTATTATAGTTGGTGCAGTTATCAATAACATGACTGAGAGAGCCATTTTCTTAGAAAAGAACTTAACTATAGATGTTGCAAAGCCTGGTTCTATTTTAAGCCAATTAAATTTTAAACAATATGAAATCAATGGTATACATTCAGATGTATCCATCCTAGTTGGTGTCCATTCTAAGGATGCTCTAACCACTAAGTATATGTACATACTTCTAAAATACTTTATATCTAGTAGGAAATCTGATTTAGCTAAATGGTGCTTTATTACTAGTTCTTTTCAAGGTTCTGATTTCACTAGAAATATGGAGATCAGAGGTGATATGGTCTATACTAGATTTATGACTGTCACTGGAAAGGTTGAAGATAACTGGCGTGGTGATGAAGTCGAACTATTTGATGATCTTAATATTCAAGTTGGTGTGCCTGGAGATCAGGCCACAACTGAAGATCTAGGTCTTGAGAACGCCTCTATAAAGGTATCTAAAGACTTGAAATGTTAGTTTAGTCATAAGGTATAATTAGTGTATGGATGATACTAGTAAACGGACTTATTCACGAAAGAAAAAGAGCAAAGAGAAGGTTGATGCAGAGCTTCCTGTTAAAGTACAAAAACCAGTTGAAAATTCAATAAGTTATGGATTTTGGTTTACAACAGCTTTAAGAGATGGAAGAGTTCAGTTTTGGCAAGATAAAGAGATAGAAGTCTTCTTTAGAAATAGAGGGCTAACAGATAAAGAGTTAAAATCAAAATACGACGAAATGTTGAAACTTTACTAAAACAAGATAGGGAGAAATTTTATGGCTATTATAAAGTCTTTTAATGGAAGAAACATCAGAAAACCAGGTGCTTATTCAAAGAGTGTTGTAGACAACTCTGGTGGATCACCAATTGAATCAAACGATACAATTTTTATTATAGGTGAATCAAGCCTTGGTAAACCAGGAAAAGACGAAGGTATCCAATCCTTTTCTGCTGGTCAACTTGATCAACTTATTGCTAAGTATGGATCTGGTCCAATCGTTGATGTTGCAAATGCTGCGGTTAAACCTTCAAGAACTCCAGGTATCTCTGGTGCAGGTCAAATCCTAGTGTGGAAAACTAATAACTCAACTCAAGCATCACTAGATGTTGCAGATGCTGCAGCGACTGGTAATATGTTTAAGATTTCAGACAGAGCATTTGGTGCTGTTGGTAATGGAATTGCTGTTACTATTGGAGCGGGTTCTTCTGCTAACCAAAAATCGTTAAAGGTATCTCAACTTAATTTAGTTGATGAGAATCTTGGTGAGAATGCAGCTCTTGCTGCTTTAAACATTCAATATACTGGAGACGCTACTACTGCGGTTCTTGGTATTACTGGTGTTGCTCAAAATAATAAGGTACTTTCAGTAGTACTTGCTGGTGACCAAACTGATGGTTCTGCAGACATTACTGTTAATCTTAGAGACTATTCTTTAAAAGGTCTTGCAGACTTTATTAATGGTAAAGACGGATATACAGCTTCTTTAGGAGCTAACCGTTATGCAGCTCTTATTGGTAACGATCTTGACGCTGTTTCTTCTGTTGATGTTAAAACTGCTGTTGTACTAAGAAGACTACAAGCTGAGATTTTGGATCTATTAAATAGTTCTTCTAGAATTGAAGCATCACTTGATGCTGTTGTTCGTGAAGGTCTACCTGCTGATATAACATCTCAATTCTTAATCGGTGGAGCTAAAGGTGCTTCTGTTAACTCTGACTTTTCTAATGGATTAGCTCAAAGTTTAGCTGAAAACTATAATGTGGCTTTACCTGCTGTTTCTAGAGATGCTTCTGATGATATTGCTGATGCTGGTTTTACTGATGTAAGTTCCACATATGATATTGCATCTATTCTTGCTGCTCTTGATTCTCACTTAAGACTTCGTGGAGATACTGAAAGTCGTAAAGAAGCTCAAGGTTTTGCAGGTACAAGAGATATGGATAAAGCTGATTCTTTTGTTAAAGCTGAGAATCTTGGAAGTGAATTAGTTCAAATTGCTATGCAAGATGTTCAAGTTGTTGATGCTTTTGGATCTTTATCTTGGAAACAACCTCACGTAATGGCTGCTTTAATGGCTGGTATTCGTTTAGGTACTGATGTTGGTGAGCCAATTACTCATAAGAGAGTTGCTGCTAATGCAGTAGGACATATTGTAAACACTGAGACTGGTATTTCTGCAGGTAACTTTAATAGTGATCTTGATAGAAACCAAGCAATTGACTCTGGTATTACTTTTACTGAAAAAGCTGGAAGTATTAATAGAGTCGTTGTAGATAATACAACTTATGGAACTGATGGATCATTTGTGTTCAATAGAGGTTCTGTTGTTGAAGCTGCACAATTTGTTGCTAAAGATATTAGACAAGTTGCTGAAGAGGTATTTATCGGACGTAAAGTTTCAAATGGTGCTGCTCAGTCAATCAAGAATGTTATTCGTAACCGTCTAATTGAGCTTAATCAAGCAGATGTTAATATCATTACTTCTTCATCTGATGCGCCTCAAGGTTTTGTTGAGGAGACATTTGTTGTTGAGGTTGAAGGAAATACAGCTAGAGTTCAGGTTGAAGTTAAACCTGTTCAAGGTCTTGATTTTATCTTTATTACTTTCACTTTAGGTGATATTAGTCAATCAGCATAAGGACGTAACTGATGAGTAAGAAAATAAACTGGGATGCAATACACATCCCACATGGTAGTCGAAGTGTTAATAAGCCAAAGTATAGCTCTCATAAAGAGTATATGGCTAAAGCACAAGAGACGATGGTACAGCAACAACTTGCAGAAGAGACTTTAAGAAAAGCTCAACCTGCTATGGAGACTCTTTTAAAGTCACGATTGATGAGTAAAACACCAATTGTGGTACAAAGACCAGTTGTTTATCAAACTAGTGAAATGAAAACTACTTACGAGCAAATTGAAGATCGTGAAAATGGTGGTTGGAAAGATGATCTAGATAATGCTAGAGGTTCTTACTTTGAAGATGTTCAAAAAGCGATTAGACCAGGAACTGAACTAATACTTAAGAGTTTAGATCCAAATCTTCAAGAGTTTATCTTCGAAGATCAAAATAAAAATGAAGTTGTTATACCGTACGCTGCCCAACAGCAGCTAATGGTTAACACGAATATTTATGAAGACGTTAACGAATTTTTACAAAATTATGAAGGAGAATAAAGATGAGTAAGGTATTTTCAGGAGCTAAAGGCTCAGTAAAATTAAATGGTGTTAAAGTTGCCTTCGTAGGAAGCGTAAACATTAACGAAGAAAACACGCTAACTCCAATTGATGTATTAGATCAATTAGAGGTTGCAGAACACGCTGAAACAGCACACGTTGTTAGTTTTACTTGTAATCTATTTAAGATTGACGGTAATAGTGCACAACAACTTGGATTAAGCCCAGACAACCTCAGAGACATTCTAACTCAAGGCGAATTGACATTTGAATTGTATAACTCTATTGATGACAGAGTTGAATACACGATGTCTGGTGTTAAGTGGGAAGGTGGATCTGGATCACTTGATGCAAGAGGTGTTTATCAAGGTACTTGGAACTTTAGAGGGAGAATCGGTCGAGGATTATAATCCCTGGTTAATCCTTTTGATTCTATATAAAGAAGCCTCCTGTATGGGAGGCTTTTCTATTTCACGCTCTTTATTGATTTAGTCACGCCTAAATCTTTAACTAACTTTTCATATATTTTCACTAGTCGCTTTCTATTTTTATTATGTGCTTTATCGACATTTTTACCATTATAGCCAGTGCCTGTAAAAAATGAATCATAGTTAGTTACAAATTCTTTATACTTAGGTACATCACCTCTAAACTTAACAGCGTCAACTCTTTCGTATGCATATTGAACATTACACACTGGAGGGAACATAACATAACCATCCCAATTACCTTCAGTACTAAAATGCGTATTGGCTCTAATATTATACTGATTACAGTAAGTTCCATATAAAGCTAATATTGAAGTGCTTTTTATACGTTTTAATTCGGTATATTGTTTATATACAAATCCTGATAATAGTAATAGCAATGCTATATTTAATCCTATTAATTTTTTCATTTATACTCCTCTACAAATTTATCTATTAATGCTTTTAGCCTTAATATGCATTCAAAATCTAGTTCAGCCATATTATTTTCGTCGCCTACTTCAAAATATAAACATTTATTATCTTTAAATTTGTGGTCAGTAACTTCTAAATATGTAATATCCGCACGGTTGTAGTTGTAGTCGCAATCTTCAAATTTAATCTTATATTTAAAGTCTTTTTTCATCTAACTCTCCATTTAATATACGGTCAACTTTCATTAAAGACTCATAGATATAATACTCAGGATCTATTGGTTTTCCCATACATCCACATTCAAATCCATTACAACACATATCCCATTCAGTATCTTTATACGTGTCTTTATAATATTTAATGATAGTATTTAACTCAGATTGTAACGACGTAAAGTCTTCCTTACAATCAAGCAATACACCTTTAGCTCTGAGTTCTCTTGATTTGGCTGCGCCTAATGCGTCTCTACCAAACATCAATTGATCCCTTATAGTATCAACTGCCCAATCAATTTTCTTTAGTAGGTTCATTATTTCTTCCTTATTTCTTGTTCGTGAACAATTTGCATTGATGAGTTATATATGATACGGATCATTGTACCGTCACCTCTAAGAATAATATTAGTTAGTACTCCATCTAATGGTCCATCATAAGGAACTAATTGTGTCATACTGACAAAAGCTTTATGTATCATCTTTAGACTCCAATGTGAAATTTAAACCAATGTTACTCATGGGTATATCCTTTTTGATAACAAACAAGCGAACGGAGTTGATGGAAACAATACTTCAGCTACATAAAATTCATCACAGTTAAGTCGTTTTTTATCTTCGCTGATGTTAGCAATTCCCATTGAAAAACCAATTATCAACCACGCCATTGCCCACATTGCTATTGGTATTACTCACTTCATAACCTCACATTCTAAAGTCTCAGTAAACCTATGCCCTTTTAGGTTCTCACTAACTACCCAAGATTCTGTTTCATCTTTTAGGTCTTTACCTACATGGAATTTAACTGTTCTTTGTTCACCATTTACATTTACCTGCCTAGTGATATCGTGAGGTAGTTTCATAGTTGTAAATGTTAATTGACCTGCAAATAATGCTGTACAAATTAAACTAATCATTTAG